AAAGTATGAAGATGAGGATTTCAATGTTGAAATCAAAGAGTTGCCGATTGTTCAGTTGGTGGAGAACAAAGGTCAGATACCTGGAGTACCGAAGAATCCGAGAAAGATTTCAAAGCGTAGATTCGAGGAGTTGAAGAAGAGTATTGAATTGAGTCCGGAGATGCGTAAGTTGTCGGAGGTGAAGGTTTATCCGTATAATGGGAAGTATGTTGTCATTTCCGGAAATCAGAGGAGAAAGGCATATAAGGAGCTCGGGTATGAAACAGTGCTTTGTAAGGTGTTACCGATAGATACTCCGGCAGAGAAATTGAGATTCTATGTCATTCAGGAAAACAATGAGTTTGGTGAGAATGATTTGGATGCATTGGCAGAAGATTGGAAAGCGGATGAGTTGACGGAGTGGTGTATTGGTCTGGAATTGTATGAGAAGAAACCGGAGAAGGAAAAGGTTGAAGGTGATGTGCCATTTACGGAGGTGTTGAATGAAGAGCACAATTATCTGGTTTTGTATTTCGATAATGAAGTAGATTGGTTACAGGCAAAGACTTTGTTTGGATGTAAGAGTGTGAAGTGTCTTTCTACCCGTTCTGATGGCAGTATTCCGAAAGGTCGTGAGAAATATGCGGTTGGTCGTGTGTTGAATGGTCCGAATGCGATCAATCAGATTTTGAATCATAAAGAGGAAAAGAAATGAATCTTAGATTGAAGTTGAAATCTGGAACAATCGTAAAAGGGCGTTTTATGCAAACGTTGTTTGGGTATTCCAATGTTGATACGGGTTTGTCCTATGCTTATGATGATGTAGAAGAAGTTTTGCCTTTAGAGAAGAAGGATTTGCTGGAGATTGAATTGAATGAATGGTCTGAAATATCTATCAAATTGGCATCTTTTATAGCTCATTGCAGTGAAGAGCATAAGGCATATATTAGGGGTGAATTGGAAACTTTGTTGGATTTTATAAAGGAGAAGAAATGAGAATATCTGTTAATGCGCCCAGTTACAAGAGACCGAATGAGGTTCTTACGTTGGCATATCTTCCTTTCTGCAAGATATGGGTGGATGAAAGTGAAGCGGAAGGATATAGAAAGAGTTATCCGGATGCGGAGATTGTGGCATGTCCGAAAGGTGTTCAGGGGAATTTGTGCAGGGTGAGGAATTATATCCTGGAACAAGAGTTTGCGAATGGATATGATGTAGTCCTGATTGTCGATGATGATTTGTTCAGGTTGGAAAGGTATGTGAAGGAAGAAGGTAGTAATTTCGGATATATCAAAGAGAAGGTACAGACGGAGGATTTTCTAACATTCGTAGAGAAGTATTCAATAATGGCCGAAGATTTGGGCGCGAAGTTTTGGGGAGTGAATTGTAATAGTGATGCAATGGCATACAGACATGCTTCACCATTCTCTACGGTTTCCTATATCGGTGGTCCTTTCCAATGTTTCTTGAAGGGGAATCGGTGCAAGTATGATGAAAACCTTCCGTTGAAGGAAGATTATGACATGACATTACAGCAGTTGAATCTGGAAAGGGTGGTGTTAAGAATTAATTCCTATCATTACATCTGCAAGCAGTCGGTGAATGAGGGAGGTTGTGCTTCATACAGAAATCGAGAAAGGGAGAAACAACAGATTGAAGCTTTGAGAAAGAAATGGGGTTCTGATATTGTGAAGATTGATACGACCAATAAGGGGCATTCAAAGAAAAAGAAGTTGGAAGATTATAATCCAATTATTCATATACCGATAAAAGGTATCTGAAAACATGGTTCTTTTTGGATGTGGCGAGTTTTCTGTGATTAGATGGCAAAGAGTAAAGGAAGGAGGATAAGATGGCAAAGAAAGAAGTTGGGAACGGAAATCTGAAACCTTTCGTGAAAGGTAAGGTAAACCGAGAGCAAGCGGTGGAGGCAGGAAAGAAAGGAGGGAAAGCGAGTGCAGAGGCAAAGAAGAAGAAAAAGAAGTTGAAAGAATTGGTTGAGATGTTCGGTGAGTTGGGTGTTGCTTCTGATAAGGTGAAGAACATGATGGAGCAAATGGGCATTGATAAGGAGGATATGACAAATAAGATGGCTGCTGTTGTTGGTGTGTTTAAGAAGGCGGCTGGTGGTGATGTCCAGGCATTCAATGCTATTCGTGATATTATGGGAGAGAAACCGAAGGATGAGGTTGAGCAGAAGGTGGCTACCAATGTCACGGTGAACTATGTGAAATCAGGAGTGAAGTTCGCAAGCTCGGAGAATGAAATTGATGATGAACGAAAATGAATTGTTTGAAGTATCTGACCTCTTTATGGCTAACAAGGAAGCCATGGAGAGAACGGTGGTGAATCAGGGAGGTACATCTTCCGGTAAAACGTATTCAATCATGCAGCTGTTGTTTGAAATGGCAATGAATGAGGGTGAAATGATTGTTACGATTGTCGGTCAGGATGTACCGAACTTGAAAAAAGGTGCATACCGCGATGCAAAGACGATATTGAATCGGTCCGCTGTATTGCAGATGTGGTTCCCGTATGTGAATGAAAGCGAGAGGGTGATTCGTTGTGTGAATGGTTCTGTATTAGAGTTCACATCATTCAAGGATGAGCAAGATGCGAAGTCGGGGAAAAGAGATGTGTTGTTTATCAATGAGTGCGATGGTATTCCGTATGAGATTTATTGGCAATTGGATTTGCGTACGCGAAAAAAGGTGTTCCTCGATTATAATCCATCTGCAAAGTTCTGGGTACATGAGAAGGTGATTGGAAAGGATGGAGTGAGATTGATAATATCCGATCATCGTTGTAATCCATTCATCTCTGCGGAAGAACATTGTAAGATTGAGAGTATTGAAGATGAAGAGTTGTGGAAGGTTTATGCAAGAGGTAAGACGGGAAAATTGAAAGGCCTTATCTTTCCTGATTATCGTATTGTAGATAAGATGCCAGATGTGAGGGAATGCAAAGGCAATTGGTATGGTCTGGACTTTGGTTTCACGAATGACCCTACATCTCTGGAAAATGTGAGATTGGCACATGGTGAGTTGTGGATTGATGAACTGTTGTATGAATCAGGTTATGACAACCCGATGATTGCACGGCTTATGAAGTCCAATGGCATAGGCAAGCATGATGTGGTGATTGCGGATTGTGCTGAACCGAAAAGTATTGCAGAAGTGAATGCACACGGATTCAGGGTTGAACCTTCTGTGAAGGGTGGTGATAGTGTGATAAATGGTTTGCAGATAATGAAGAGGTACCGATTGAATATAACGAGAAGGAGTATCGGAATATTGAAGGAATTGAAAAGGTATAAGTGGAAGGTGGATAAGAATGGAGAGATGCTGAATGTTCCGATAGATGTCTGGAATCATGGTATTGATGCGGTTCGTTATGTTGCGTTGAAGAAATTGAGTGTGAGGAAGGTTTCAAGTGGACCGAAAGCGATTTATACAGAAGTGGATTGACATTCTGTTATTGTTTTGTATTGTCAAAAAGTAATTTGTTAACCTTTAAAATGAAAGTTTCCCGTGTGGTGGGTATCGACAAAAAGAAAGAAAAGGATGTTTGGCGAATGGTATCGGCTAATGATACATGGTAGATTTGAAAAACCGTTGCAAATGGAACTGCTGACGAGACCTGAATTTGTCGGTACGAGGAAAGTTCCGTCTGATTTAAATCTGTTATCTTTCGGTCAAATAATACAGCTTCAGGAAATAACGGATGTGGAAAGAATGTTCTTTGTTCCGGCTTGTGTTGTTCTGGGGATGAGTGAAAGTGAGGTGTTGAAGTCTGATGCCGTTGAAATAGTCAGATTTTCTGCTTGGGTAGCCAAAGAGATGAGGAGAATAAACAAATTGTTTGAGTCAACTAATAGGAAACCGACAAGGCAAGAGGTGGAAGCTGGTATTGAAGGATTGAAATTTGGAATATTTGGTACGGTCGATTGGTATGCTTTACGAATGGGTATAGATGACCATGAGAAGGTGATGGAAGTTCCTTGGATGAGAATATACAAGTGTCTGCAAATTGATTCGGAGAAACATAAGTATGAATTGAGATTAAGGAAGGTTTATGAAAGAGAACGGGAAGCAAAGAAAAAGCGTTGAGGGGAAATTGAAGGATATAGCCAATGAAAAGTTTCCTGAAATGTCTTGGGTGTTTGATGATTGGAAGTCGATAGATAGGAAGTTGTCTAAATTGTCATTGCCGGCTATTGTCTGTGTGATGCCGGTATCTGGTACATTGACTTTCAAGAATGGCAGAGTAAAGGATAAGCCGAATTGTTATCTGGTCTTTCTGGATAAGGTTCAGAAGGATGCAGATGGTGATGACAATGAAGAGGTGTACACGAGGATGAAGGATGAGGCCGTAAGGTTCGTTAAGGAATTGAATAAATCGGGGCAGTTTGAGCAGATTGATGGTGAAATCCCTTATGATGTCATTAGTGAAGGTATGAGTGATGTCCTTACTGGTGTTGGAATACCATTGTCAATTAAGGAACTTATGGGTGTCTGTATATGATGAAAGAAAGTAACCATAAAGAAAGACAGTTATCCATTATTGGTGATGAGTTTGATTCTCTGATAAAGAGAATTATTGCCAATCATGTGAATGCTGGGCAGGTTGCTTCTGGAAGGACGAAGCGTTCACTTAGGACGGTTTTATCTGGTGAAGGTGGTGAGGTTCTTGGAAGGGCATATTTCGGGGTTCTGGAAACGGGCAGAAAGCCGGGGGCAGTTCCGAAAGGGTTCAGGTATGTCATACGACAATGGATGAAGGATAAAGGGATAAGTGCTGAACCGATTCCGTATGTTAGGGAACCGAGTGATAAATGGAAGCCTAAATATACTCCACAGGAAAGAGGGGATATGAGCTTGGCCGGGGCAATTGCTTATCGTATAGGTAAAGAGGGGACGAGATTGTATAGAGATGGTGGAAGGGATGATATTTATTCGAACGAGATACCAATAACGATCGAGAATATACTTGATAAGGTTTTGGCGGTATTTGCGGAAGATGTAGAATCTATAAACATTAATAGTATCAATGAGGACAAAAGTAATTAGTGGAACTACGGTGGAATATCCTGATTTGATAGGATTCGCTTTTCTGCCGTGTGTAGTGAATATTCGTGGTGTAGCTTGGAGTAGTGTGGAAGCTGTTGTGACTTGTCGAAGAAATGGGGATAGACATTCAGAGGAACGTGAAATGTTTGGTGATGCTTGTTTCTTCGACTTGTCGCATTATATACAGGGTGCTTTTGATGATGTGGAGTTTGGTGTGTTGGGGTATGGCAGTGTTGAAGATACGAAGTTGGGTGCGTTGTTTGATGTGGAATTGATATTCTATCAAGGAAGTTCCGTTATGGATTCAATGGCGTTCCAAACATTTTTTGTGTGGGGTGCCATGCAAGTTGGCGAACGGTACAATGGTGAACGTAATATTACCTGGTTTAAGAATTTCCCGTTTACGGTCGGGATGTATTCAGGTGCGGAGGGTTCTGCGAAGTTGTATATGGATTATTCTTTGGTTGGAGAAAAGACATTAAGCACACAAGGTGTATGGAATGTGTCTTTGAATGGGTATTCTGCGAATGACAGTGCAATCATTGTGCTGAATGGTGCTGATGATGTTCCGGCTACATTTGACAATACGTTTGATTATACTTTCAAAGCTATTGCGGGAGGTGATTCAAAAGTTGTTTGCAAGGTTGATGACAGCGATAGAGGTATTTATCTGAGATGGGTGAATAGACATGGTTTTTATTGCTATTGGTTGTTTACAGAAGGCGATGAGAGCAGAAAGGTAGCTAATGATGGTGAGTTCTTGCGTAACAATATGCTTGGGTATAATTTCAAGAACGGATATAATGGAGGAACTGGGAGAAATCAGAGAAAGACAGGAGAAAATTTATTGCCCGTTTGTGCTCCTTCTGTGGATTCGGAAACGTTTGATTTCTTGTTTGAATTGGCATTATCTCCGGTGGTTGATATGTATATGGGAAAGGATGATAATGGGATTCCGGCTTGGATGCGAGTGAATATCTCGGTAGGAACTTTTACAAAATCAAGAAAAGTCCTACAGGATTTCATTTGCACGATTGTATTACCAGAAACGAGAGTGCAGAGTTTATGAGAGATGATGCTTTGTATATTGATGGTGAATTGGTGGATTTGGATGATGATACTCGGATTGTATTGAAGTTGAAGAGTAATGTGTTCACAGAGGTGTCCAAGATAGTCAGCAACAATAGTTATACAATTAAGTTACCGAACACTGTTCACAATCAGAAAGTGATATGTCATTCGGATTTACCCGCATATTTGGCTGAATATGCTTATAGAAGACATAAGGCGAGATATTTCCGTAATGGCGTTGAGATAATCAAGGATGGTCAAGCTATTTTGATGTCCACGGGTGATAGGATTGAGATTGTCATGGTTTGGGGGAATTTTGTAAATTTTTCCAATATTGTGAATGAAGGACTTTCTTTGAAAGATTTGTCGGGTGATGAAGTGATATATTTCAAGGAGGGAAATGCGATCGAGAATTATGGCCATGGGAAGGATATTTTCTATCCGTATATGAATACGAGAAGGTATGAAAAGGATGATTTGGAGAATGGTGATTATGGTGGTCGGCATTCAACTTTGTTTTTTGGAATAACGGGACCGATGCACCCGGTTGTAAGAGTGCCGTGGATTTTGAATCGTATCGCAAAGGACACGGGTGTAGTATTTGATTTTTCTGGGAAAGGAAAGGAATTGATTGATGAGTTGGTTATTCCGTTGGTGGATAAGAAATCGAATGAGTTAACTATGACTACCAATCATACATGTAAGACTTTAAGTAGAACCGATGACGGAGTATTGCAATATAAAGTGATTGTTGGTCATAAAACATTTGAGATTAAGGAAACAGGGGCTTATGGAAATTATTTTTCAGTATTGGAAGACTCAACTGTGAGATTTCAGTTTAAAGGGAAAATACGTTTTCAGGAAACGACCGCTGAAGGTTGGAACATGTTTTGGATAAATGGTGCAAGGGTTGTTGTTGAGGTGGATGGTCAAAGTACGACAATAGCAAAGGTCCCATATGAAAATAATGGTATAGGTTGGCATGAAGTAGAGTTTAGTGGTGTTGCTTCGGTGTCTTTGACAAAAGGTCAAAAAGCTACATTGAAATTCTTGGAACCACCATTTATAGGTTCGTTTAATGTGTTACATAATGTAACATTGATGGAATCGGATTTGATTTGCAGTGTGAATATTCCGGATGAAGTGCCTTATGATTCGAACTATCCAATTGTTAGTAATTTGCCAGACATTAAGATTGTGGATTTCATTAAATCGTTGGCGACATTATGCGGCATATTCCCGAAGCAAAAGAATGGTGTTGTGAAGTTCATTTCTCTGGATGAGATTATGGCCAATAAATCGAAAGCGAAGAATTGGACGAAGAGGGTTGTTGCGTCAGGCCGAGATAATAAGCCAAAAGAAATGGAGTATGCTGTTGCGGATTATTGTCAGCATAACAGATTCAAATGGAAGGAAGATGATACGGTAGAAGGGAATTATAATGGCGATTTGGCTGTGAACAATAAGACATTGGATTATGAGAAGGATGCCATTACGATGCCTTTTTCTTCCGGTGATGGTTGTTCCGTTCCATTGTATAAGTGTGAAACAGATGATTTGGGTGTTGTTACAAAGATGTCATATTCGGCTTGTAAGCCAAGGATAATGCGTGAAATATCAGCATTGAGAATGGATTATGTGAATGAGCAGTTTGTAATGACCGAAAAAAGTTGTGTGACGTTTAGTGGTCTGGATTTTGAAACGATCCTAAATGAAAGGTATGTTGCATTGAAGGAGGTTTTGAATCGTGCGAGAATAATAAAGGAGAATATCCTTGTGTCGGAGTATGATTTGAAAGAATTTGATGAGAGTATTCCGGTCTATTTGGGGCAGTATGGTAAGTATTATGCTGTCATTGAGATGAAAGCTGAAGATAATGGTATAGCGGAAGTTCAACTTTTACAATTGTAGAGATATGGCAAGTCAGGAAGAAGAAAGAATATTGAGTATCAAGGTGAAGTACCAGGATGCTATTAATGGGATTCTGAAATATCAGAATCAACTTGCTCAGTTGAAAGCGGAGCAAGAAAAGTGGAAAAAAGAGGTCAAGGAAGGTACGGTAAACTTCAATGAGTATAATGCTGCCATGGCTGACATAAAAGTCAAAATGGCGGAAGCAAAGGACGGAATCCGGGTGTTGGAGAAGGAAGCTCGGAATAATTTGAAGACACAAAAAGAGAATGAAGGTTCTTTGAAGTCTTTGAGAGCAGAGTTGAGTAATGCCACAAAGCAGTATGATGAATTGTCGAGAGCAGAACGTGAAGGGGCTAAGGGTAAGGAGTTGCAAGAACATATCAATGCGGTTACTTTGGAATTGAAGGAAGCAGAAGCGGAAACACAGAGATTTTATCGGAATGTCGGTAATTATGAAAATTCAGTAAAGGATGCTCTTTCTTCCCTTCGTGAGCAAGTCCAGAAAGCTAATCAGGAATATGAGAAGCTTGTGAAAACAGAAGGTGAGCATTCAGAAGCGGCTAAGAAGGCGAAGAAAAGTGTTGATGAATTGCAGATGACTTTGGAATTTGCAGAGGAGAATAGTGATGATTTGAATGCTTCTGTGATGGGGTTCGTTACGGCTGGTAACCCTTGGGCTATGACAGCATTGAATATGGTGAAACAGTTGGGAAGTGTCAAAGCTGCTTTTGGTGTGGCTGCAAATGGTGCCGTGATGTTAGGGAAGCAATTGATGGCATTGATGGCCAATCCGATTGTTGCATTCTTGGGTATATTGGCTGTTGCGATAACGACATTATCAAAAGGTATTCAGTCAAGCGAAGACCAGTTCAATCGTTGGAAGGTCGCAATGGCACCTTTGGGCGGTTTGCTTGATTTCATTTCTAATTGTATCACGGGATTGACAGCGGGAATTTTATATGCTGTGGAGGCTGGTGGTAAACTCATGAATTGGGCTTTGAAGATGTGTGAATATTTGCCGATTCTTGGTGATGCGTTTAAGGAAGGGAATAAGGCCGTACAAGAGCGTATCGAATTACAGAAGAATCAGATTAAGTATGAGCAGGAAACAAGAGCAGAAATAGTGAAGTCAGCTGAAAGAGAAAATGAAATTTCAGAGTTGAGAGCAAAGGTTGCGGATAGACAGAATTATACAGCAGCCGAAAGAAGAAAGTATCTGGAAGAGGCTATTAAGTTGGAGGAAGAGCAAGCTGCGAGAAAGAAGGAATTGGCAGAATTGAATCTTGCTAATTTGGAAAAGGAAGCATCTTTTGCTGAGAATGATGCGGAAATGAATAATAAGTTAGCAGAAGCGAAAGCGGCTGTAATTAGTGCTGATACAGATTATAACAATAAAGTCCGGGAAATGTATGCTCAACGAGCGGAATTGGCGAATCAGGAAAAGGCTCAGATTGATGCGGTAAATAAAGCGGCACAAGAATCGTTGAAACTTCGAAAAGAAATGTTGAGTAAAGAGGTTGATGCTATTCGTCAGGCTGAGGATGCAATGTTATCGCTTATTCAAGACGGCATAGAGAAGCAAAGGCGAGAAATTACCCAATCCTATGACCGAGAGATTGAAGACTTAAGGAAAAAGCTTTCAGAGGAAGAAAATCTTACGGCAAAGGCCAAGGATGCTATTCGTCAGACAATATTGGCAAAAGAGAAATTGAAAAATGAAGAATTGGCCAAGTTGGATGATGAAGAGTTGCAGAAAGCGATCGAGAAGGAAGAAAGAAGGATTGCAAGACTGTTGGAATCTGTAAAGTCTGGTTCTGAACAAGAATACCAATTGAAACTCCAACAATTGGCGAATCAGGAAGCGGCTGAAATGGCAGCAATGGAATCGGAGCTTTTATCTGTCCAGGAGAAAGAGGAAGCGAAATTGGCTATCCGGCAGAAGTATAACCTTCTTAATGAAGAATTGATTTCAGAGCATAACAACAATATCATTCAGAAGCAGCAGGAAGCAATCAGATTGGAATATGAGACAGCGATTGCGGAAGCTGGCAATAATGAGTTGGCGATTCTGGAATTGAAGATGCAACAGAAACAAGCGGAGTTGGATTCATTGCATCAATTGGAAGGTGAAAGTATTGAGCAGTTCAATTTGAGAAAATTGGAGTTGTTGAATGAGTACAATGAGGCAAAACAATCGGTTGCGGATAAGGAGGTAGAGATTGAGCAGACTAAGATAGAAGCGATTGCAAATATCACGAATGGGATTGGTTCTGTTGTTGATGCGTTGGGTGAAAAGAATACGGCTTTCGCTAAATTGTCAAAGGTTCTTGCTTTAGCAGAAATCGCAATCAATACGGGTAAAGCTTTGGCGGCTGGTATCGCACAAGCCCAATCGGTTCCATTCCCGGCAAATATAGCTGCAATTGCAACTACTGTAACCACCATATTAACCAATATCGCAACTGCAACAAAGACGGTAAATAGTGCTAAATTTGCAACTGGTGGTCTTGTTGAAGGTGAAGGTACAGCGACTTCGGATAGTATTCCGGCAATGTTATCGAATGGTGAATCAGTGATGACGGCAGCGGCTACTTCTATGTTCTCGCCTTTGTTGTCTGCTTTTAATCAGATGGGAGGAGGAGTACCGATTAGTGTTGTTGATAACAATAACAGCGCAATGGGTGAAGAGATGTTGGCTAATGCTGTTGCAAGAGGAATGAGATTGGCACCGCGTCCTGTGGTGTCTGTTGAAGAGATTAGGACGGTATCAAATAGAGTTGAATTGATTGAAAGTTTAGGAGACATTTAAAATGACTGTTTTTGAATTGATACAGGTTTATGAGGGACCAATGAAATTGTTGGTTGATGCTAATGTGAATCTTTCTGATGTTAAGTATTTGGCGATGTATCAGGAATATTTGCGAATGAAGAAAGAAGGTCATAAACTGACTTATATCGTTGTGTTCCTTATGGATGAGTATTCAGTTGGTCAGGCTACCGTTTACAGAATCATAGATAAATTCAGTAAGCCCGTGAGGGTGTGAGTAAATCATAGTTGTTAATTGTGGGGTGTCCGTATGGATGCCCCATTTTTTTTTGCTATCAAAGCGTGATAGTCGGTTCAGGTTCCGAAATTCTTTATAGGGTATGGGAGTTTATACCTTTGTGGTAAAGATGTAGAGAAAGATGGCAAAATTAAAGATTTACAATGAGATTGTTACCGAAGAGGACAAGCAGTTCTTGAAATGGTGTATGGGTGTCGATGGTGTCTGCTTTAAGGATATAGATGATTTTCTGAATGGCATGGACGCCAATGATAAAGAGATTGATATTCGTCTGCATTGTGATGGTGGCTCGTGTGCCGAAGGATGGGCAATTTATGATAAGTTGAGAGCTTCAGGAAAAGAAATCAGTGCAACGGTAGAGGGTAAATGTGCATCGATGGCCACAATTATCTTGATGGCTGCACCAAAGGAAAGACGGAAAGCTTTCAAGAGTGCCAACATTCTGGTGCATAATCCTTGGGTTCCTTCTTATGGATTGGAATCACAGCTAACAGCGGATGATTTACGGAATGCTGCTGAAACATTACAAAAGGAACAGGACAAGATGTTGGATTTGTATGTGGAAAGATGTGGTTGTGATAGAACGGAAATGCAAGCCTTGATGAATGAGGATAAGGTAATAGACACCGAGAGAGCAAAAGAGTTGGGTATTATTTCGGAAATTGTAGCCCCTGCGTCAGCAAAATCGGGCTCTTTTAATAATTCAATTTTAAATAGTATGGGAAAGACAGAAAAGAATGTCGAAGTGAAGCAGTCCTTATTGGATAAGCTTTTGGGAAAGCTGGGTTACTCGAAGATTGAGGACGTGGCTTTGGGTATGGATTTGAGTACTGCTGACGGTGGTACTTTGACCATTGAGAGAGAGGAAGGTGAGCCGCAAGTTGGGGACGTAGCAAGTCCTGATGGTGAGCATGTGATGCCTGACGGTTCTACAATTGTGGTAGTTGATGGCAAGATTTCAGAGATTCGCCCGGCTTCGTCTGGTGAAGACGGAGAAGGTGATGAGAAGGACCAGAAAATTGCCGACTTGGAAAAGAAGGTTGAGGAACTTGAAGAAGAAAATGCGGAATTGAAAGAGAAGTTAGATGATGCAAAGGCGAAAGCTAAAAGCACATCAGATTTGGCTATCCTGAATGCTGTGAAGATGGCTGGCGGTGAAGCATGGTTGGCAAAGAATTGTAGCACATTCAAAGTGAAGAGCCGTCAGGTTTCAGGTGTGAATGTAGCGAAGGGTGCCAAAGAAGAAGATGAGACACCTATGCAGAAAGAGATTCGTGAGAGAAAAGAAGGTACGTTTAACAAAAAGAAGTGATTGAAAGATGGGAAAGTTTTTTGAGAACATTGAAGTACATCCTCAGGATGTGAAAGATTTGAAAGAGTTGATTCCCTTGACCATTAATCAGGATGAGGATTTCAATAAGTACACCACAATTAAGAAGGTGAAGGATGGTGACCCAGTCGCTTTTATCGGTGACATGGATGATGTTGGTATTGCTGGTGGCGGTTGCGATCCTGAATATCAGGAAGTCGGTATTGCTAACAAGCAAAAGCGTTGGGAGTTGGGTGATTGGAACATTCCAATTAAAATCTGTTATGAAGCCTTGAAGGGTACGATTGCAGAACATTGTTTGAAGACTGGTACAGCTATCGGTGACTTGACTTCTACAGAATTTATGACATACATCATCCGTCCGGCTCTTGAACGTCAGATGATGAGAATGATTTGGCGTTTCGGTTGGTTCGGTAATAAGAACATCCAGACCGTGTCAGAAGGTGGTGTTTTGACTGATGATGTAAAGAAGGCACTTTTTACGACTTGTGATGGTTTGTTCTTGCGCATCTTTGCCCAGTGTGCGGAAAATGAAAAGCAGTTGACATCGATTGTAGCCAATCAGGAAGACACGTTTGCGGCTGCAAAGGCTAAGATGTTGGTAAAGGGTACTGCTACTGGTTTGGTTGATAGTATGTTGATGGATGCGGATTCCCGTATTACTGCTGATAGTGGCTCTGTTATCCTTATGACAAAATGGATGGCGGATGCCTTGCATTGGGATGTGAAGGAAAGATTCAATACAATCATGCCTTGGGAAAAGGTGTTTGATGGATTTGAAGTCGCCAAGTATGATGGTGTAACCATTGCACGTATCTCTATTTGGGACCGTTTCATTGCTGCTTATGAAAAGAGTGGTGAAAAGTTCAATCTTCCATATCGTATGGTATTCGGTAATATCAAGAATTTTATGATTGGTTCAGACCAGGATGGTTTGATTTCCGATCTGGATGTTTGGTTTGACCGTAAGGAGAGAAGAAATTACATCTATTCACAAGGTAAGATTGGCACTAACCTTTTGGAAGATGACATGTTCCATGCAGCTTATTGATGTATTATGGCAGGACTTTGTGAGAGTATATTAAAACAGGATATTGCAGTAAATTGCGAGAATCCTTTGGTGAAAGGTCTGGAGCCCGATGGGTTGATTATCAATCGCAGCCATATTGACTTTTCAAAGACGGTTTTTGGGGATACCAAGAATGTCATTAAAACTTTGGTATTGAAGCCGGGGATGAAGGGGTATTCTGTGGCTTCAATGGGTTCTACTCCATTTACGGGTACTAAGACTTCAATGGTTAAGGGTACATATAAAAACAAGTGGGATTCAGAAGTGCCAATTGTAGTATTTGATAATGGTCCGGAAGTGTGTGAAAACATCATTGAAGGATTGGCCAATGGTTCGTTTGTGGTTATTTTGAAGAATAAGCACAAGGGAACTGAAGGAAATGCAGAGTATCAGGTATATGGATATTATCAGGGACTTTCAGCGGAAACGCAAGAGAATGATAAGTATTCAGAAGACACGGATGGTGGTTGGTTGGTGACATTGAAGGAAACAGGTTCGCCAAAGGCGGCTATGTTCTATTTCAATACTGATTCAGAGACTACCGCAACTCAGTTTGAAACCCTTAAAACTGCTGCTGCGTAATTATGACGTATGAAGAAGCATTGTTGATTGTCAAAGAATTGAGAGGCCGTTTTGAAAGCGGCTTCTCAACTTCTGATAAAGAAGTGATAGAAACACTTTATCGAGAGGTTTTGAGAAAGGAGTTTAAACGCACGAATTGTCAGGATTGTTACCGTGATGCTTTGATTGAGGTGTATAACTATTTAAAGACAGAAAAGAAAATGAAAGCGAAATGTTTATATGTTTTGTTGGCCGGTGTTATCATTCAGGATTTTGCCAACGGAAAGGTTTATACGAATGCGAATTTGACGGATGAAGTTGCAGAAGGTTATTTGAAGAGATTCCCTAAGCAAATCAAGATGTTCCAGAGTTATCCGGAAGATTGGGAAACTCGCTGTGGCTCTGCGACAGAATTATTGAATGAAGGCTTGATTTCGGAGATTGCAGAACGTATGAATGAAGGGGCAACGAAGAAACAGCTTCGAGAAGATTACAAAGGCTATCAGTTGGGAGAAAAGAAGTTGACCAACAAGCAGGTTGAGGCTTATTTGAAGGCTGCTTCTGATGTCGTGGCTGTGGCAAAGTCTGGAAATGAAGAAGGCCAGGATGTAGAAAAAACAGAAACGGAATAATGTATGAATGTCAAGACAGCAAAAAAGCCAGAGAGCCGTGTGGGGGTAAAATACTCCCAACAGTTCAAGATGCAGACTTATGGCGAGGATAATCTTTATCCTCAGAACCTTTCGGCCATCACTTCGGCATCAGGAACGGCAAAGTTATGTCTTAACAGATATTCTAAATTCATTGAAGGTTTCGGATTCAAGGATTTGAAGTTTTCTGAATATGTGGTTAATCGGAAAGGCGATACGGCTGATTCGATATTGAGGTATATCTGCGATGATGTGGCGAAGTATGGTGGATTTGCACTTCATGTGAATTACAATGTTTTCTGCCAGATTGTAGAAGTTCAGTTCGTTCCTTTTGAAAATTGTCGATTGGAGGAAGAGGATGAAAATGGTTATGTTGGCCATATTCTTTTGCATCCGGATTGGACTGGTAAAAAGACCAGGGGAGGAAAGGCGATCATGGTAGATAACAAGAATGTGAAGAAGGTGAATGTATTCAATCCGAATCCTGATGTTGTACGTTCACAGGTTGATGCTGTTGGAGGTATTCAGAATTATGAGGGGCAGATTCTTTGGATGTCAATGGATGGCCCGATGGTTTATCCGGTGCCGATTTATGATTCTGTGATTACAGAGATGAGTACGGATGAAGGTTTGTCAAATGTGAAGAATCGAAATGTCCGTAATAATTTCCTCGTTTCTTGTATGATTGTTGCCAAGAAAGGTGCTCCTCAGGTGGATAATGAAGGACGTGAGATAGAGAGACAGATGATTTCACCGGAAGATTTGAAAAAGTTTCAGGGTGATACAAATGGGAATAAGATTCTTTTGGTTGAGTTGGAAGATGATGAAGATGAGCCGAAAGTTGTTGAATTTCCAATGAAAAATTATGATAAGGATTTCACGGTAACGGATGAAAGTACGGTTGAACGTATTTATGCCCAGTTCCATCAGGAATTGTTTTATGCAATCCGTATCGGTAAGCTTGGTTTTAGTGGTGATGTCATGCGTGATGCTTATGAGTATTATGCTGGTGAGGTAACTACGGAGCAAAGATTCATAGAAAGAGCCTTGGATAAGATTTTCAAGTATTGGTATGAAACGGCAAATGGTTCTGGTGATTATAGTTTGAGACCACTTAAATATATTGATTCAAATGGGGCATCTATTAACAGCTGAAAATTGGAAGGATTACACAAGATTGTCCTCTATTCATGTGGATGTTGATGAAGTTGAGAAGTTCATTGATGAATGTGAACAACTGTTCATTATTCCGGCTATTGGTGCTGATTTGTTTTTGGAGCTTGTAGGCGAGAGCTTGACTGAAAACCAATCTCTTTTATTGGAGGGAGGTCAATATGTCTGCAAATCTAAAAAGAAACGGATATTTAAGGGTATTCGTCATGCGTTGGCATATTTCGTTTATGCGAAGATGGCCAAGAATGATGGAGCCATGCTTGGAAGGTCTGGTTTCTTACAGCATCAGGATGAACATGCTTCGAGAATGGATGACAAGAATCGGGTGAATCGTTATAATGATTTGATGAATGTTGCGGAAACATACCTTTCTGGAGCTTTGGAGTTCTTGAAGACGTGGGATAATGTGGAAGATATTCAGCCCGTGAGAGGTTCAAGGGTGAGAATTGTTGATATTGGTGATTGATATGGCAAGCATAGATAGTTTGGAAGTCTTAAAAGCGATTGCAAAACAGGTCAGGAATGCAACGGAAGTCGGTGAGAATACGGCAGAACGCGTTGGGCGGTTCTTGGAAGGTATTGTAAATTGGCTTAAAGACCAGAATTTCGATGAAAGGTATCTCCGAAAGGATATAGAAGATACGGCACAGCAACTCATTCATTTCTTGAATGGAATTGATGTGAAGGGGCATGCTGTATTTAATGATACATTAAGCTCTGAGGATTTCATTTCAGGCTTTCTTTCTGGAAAAGGATGGGCTATCTGGTTGAAGGATTTCATTAATGCGGCTGGTGTTACAGAGAAATTGGCTTGCATGGAATTGGATGAGTTGACAATCCGTAAGACTTTGAAGGTTTTTGAATTTATCATCTCACAGATGAGAGGTGAGAATGATAATGTGACTTTCAGCGGTTTTATGAAAGTGGACCATTATGATGTGGAAACGGGTAGAATCTATCTGAAAACAGATGATGGCCAACTTTACAATCCTTTCCGTGTTGATGATTATCTGTATTGCCAGCAGTTTAATGGAATGCCATCGGAGAAAAATGATTATACCGTAATAAAGACGTATGAATTTATCGTAACGGATGCTCAGGTGGGTAGTCTGGAAGATAATGAAAAGCGTTTGGATTGGATTACATTGAAGAATTTTGCGGGCGATCTTTCTTTGATAGCGGAGAATGATGTGCTTGTAAGATTAGACAATCTTTCCAATCCTGATAGAAAGGTATTATTC